CCAAGAAGGAGACTGTTGCAGCACCCGTTGACACCACTGTCTCCGTTGCCGCCACCGAGGACGTTGTCGACGCAGTCGATGACAACACTCTTATGGAGTTGTCTTCTGTGTTTTTCTCCAAGCTTCAGAGCATGACTCAAACCCTTACCCAGCTAAAGACTGAATATCGCACACTTGAGAAGAAGTGGCTTCGCGAGATTAAGTTGTCTCAGAAGGTTGCCAAGAAGAAGAGAAAGAACGGAAACCGTGCTCCCAGCGGATTCGTCAAGCCCACTCGCATCAGCGATGAGCTTGCGGGTTTCCTTGGTGTTGCTAAGGGCGTTGAGATGGCACGCACTGACGTAACCAAGGAGATCACTTCTTACATCCGTCAACACAACCTACAGGACAAGGAGAACGGACGCAAGATTAACCCTGATGCCAAGCTCAAGGGTCTTCTCCACATCAGCAGCGAGGAGGTGCTTACATACTTCAACTTGCAGAAGTACATGAGCCCCCACTTCGCAAAGAACGTGAAGGCGGCTGTCGCTGGTGAGGCTTAAACCAGTTGTAAGAACAAAAAAGCACAAACACACAAACACAAACACAA